GTTGTCATGTGCTAATCGGCAAGGAACCCGAACATGCAGCAGCGCGGACGCAGGAGCGCGGAGAGCCTCTCTGTCGTGCGAGTAGCACCCCAGGAGAGGGTCGCACCGCCCGACCGGCTTACAGACGAGCAGAGCGCCATCTGGCGCGAGATTGTCTCCTCGAAGCCCGCCGACTGGTTCGGCGCCGACAACCTCGGCCTCCTCGAGCAGTACTGCGTCGTGCAGTCGGAATCGAGGCGCGTCGCAGCCAAGCTGCGCGAAGTGGGCCCGGAATGCCTAGACGACTACGACCGACTAATCAGCCTCCAGGTGAAGATCGGCGGACAGCTCGCAAGCCTGGCGACGAAGATGCGGCTCACGCAGCAGAGCAGATACGGCGCCCGCGCGGCAGCAACCGCAAGCGATCGGACGGCGACGAAGAAGCCCTGGGAGTTCGGGAGCTAACACGAGGAGATCGCAACGTCGCCTGGATCGAGGCGGCGTGCCGGGTGCCGGAAGGCGCCCTGGTAGGTCAGCCCGTCAAGCTGCGCGACTGGCAGCGCGACATCATCCGCGGCATCTACGACTCGCCGACGCGACGAGCGATCGTCAGCTTCGGCCGCAAGAACGGCAAGACCTCGATCTCGGCGTTCCTGCTACTGCTGCACCTCTGCGGCCCGGAAGCTCGAGCGAACTCGCAGCTCTTCTCGGCGGCGCAGTCGCGCGACCAGGCGGCGATCTTGTTCTCGCTTGCCGCGAAGATTGTCCGCATGTCGCCGGATCTGAACGCGGTTGTCGCGGTGAGGGACACGGCGAAGCAGCTCTACTGCCAGGAGCTCGGGACACTATACCGGGCGCTTTCGGCAGAAGCCTCGACGGCCTACGGTCTGTCGCCGGTGTTCACCGTGCACGACGAGCTCGGCCAGGTGAAGGGGCCGCGCAGCGAACTCTACGAGGCGCTCGAGACCGCAAGCGGCGCCCAGGCAGAGCCGCTCTCGATTGTGATCTCGACCCAGGCGCCGACGGATGCGGATCTGCTCTCGGTGCTGATCGACGACGCGAAAACCGGCGCCGATCCGAAGACGAAGCTCTTCATGTTCTCGGCGGACGAGTCGATGGACCCGTTCTCCGAGGATGCGATGCGGGCGGCAAATCCCGCGTTCGGCGACTTCTTGAATCCGACCGAGGTGCGCGAGCAAGCGGCGGCGGCGAAGCGAATGCCGTCTCGCGAAAGCTCGTATCGGAACCTCGTGTTGAATCAGCGCGTCGACCAGACGGCGCCGTTCGTCCCTCGGGCGATCTGGCTCCGCAACAGTCGCGAGCCGGACGACGCGGCGTTCTACGAGAACCCGATCTACGTCGGGCTCGATCTGTCGGCGCGTAACGACTTGACCGCGATGGTCGCCGTCGCTCGAGACAGCTCGGGCGCCTGGCACGTCCGGCCGATCTTCTTTGCACCGGCGCTCGGTCTGACGGATCGAGCCTCGAGGGATCGCGCACCGTATGACGTCTGGAGAGACCGCGGGTTTTTGGTGGCAACGCCTGGCGCGAGCGTCGACTACGCAACCGTCGCCGAGCAGCTCTGCCAACTCTGCGACGACGGTGACGTCGCTGCGATCGCCTTCGATCGGTGGCGGATGGACGTCTTCAAGACCGAACTCTCCAGGATCGGCCGCGAGCTACCGCTTGTCGAGTTCGGACAGGGTTATCGGGACATGGCTCCGGCGCTCGACGCGCTCGAGGGTGAGCTCATGGCGGAGCGGGTGTTCCATGGCGGACACCCGGTGTTGACCTGGTGCGCGGCGAATGCCGTCGCGACACGCGATGCTGCGGGCAACCGCAAGCTCGACAAGGCGAAGGCGACCGGCCGCATCGACGGCATGGTCGCTCTCGCGATGGCGATCGGAGCGGCCGCTAAAGCGGCGCCGACCGTCAACGGGCCCAGCGTCTACGAAGAGCGCGGCATCCTTACACTCTAGCGAGGTTTCTCTGTGGCTTGGATCGATCGAATCTTGCGCCGGAAGAGCGCGGGACAGACGGCGCTCGACCGTCTGATCATGCGCCTCGAGGGCACAAGCTCGGCATCGGGCGTGCACGTCAACGAGCGGACCGCGATGCGCGTCGCCGCCGTGTATGCGTGCGTGCGCGTGATCGCCGAGACGATCGGCTCGATGCCGCTCAACATGTACCGCCGCCGCGCCGATGGTGGACGCGAGCGCGCTCCCGAGCATCCTCTCCAGATCCTTCTGCACGATCGCCCGAACTCCTGGCAGACCGCGCAGGAGTTTCGCGAAATGCTGACCGAACACGCGCTCCTTCGCGGCGCCGGGTTCGCGTTTATCAACTGGCGCTCGCGCGCCTCCAACATCGTAGACGAGCTGATTCCGCTACACCCGGATCGCATCACTATCAAGCAGCTCCCGGATATGCAGCTCGTCTACGAGCTACGCAGAGAGCAGGGCGACACGATCACCTTGCTCGCCGAGGACGTCTTCACGCTTCGATACAGAACAAGCGACGGCGTGCAACCGCAGGGCGTGATCGAGGCCGGTCGCGATGCGATCGGTGTCGCTTACGCGACCCAGGAATATGCGGGTCGGTTCTACCGGAACGACGCGACGCCTGGAGTGATTCTCAAGCATCCGCAGAAGCTTTCGGCCGAGGCCGCGGGGCGACTGAAGGACACCTGGAACTCGGCCTACGCGGGCAGCGGCAACACCCGCCGCACCGCGCTCCTCGAGGAGGGCATGTCGATCGAGCGGCTCTCGCTCTCGAACGACGACTCGCAGTTCCTCCAGACGCGCGAGTTTCAACGCTCGGAGATCGCGGGCCTGTTCCGTGTCCCTCCGCACATGATCGGCGATCTCTCGCGCGCGACGTTCTCGAACATCGAGCACCAGTCGCTCGACTTCCTGGCGCACTGCATCGGGCCCTGGATGGCGCGATGGGAGCAGTCGATCACGCGGGATCTGATTACGGCGCCGAACGTCTACTTCCCGAAGCTCTCCGCCGAGGGACTGCTGCGCGGTGACATCAAGTCGCGATACGACGCCTACGCGATCGGGCGCAACTGGGGATGGCTCTCGGTCAACGACATCCGTCGCCTCGAGGATCTGAACCCGATAGACGAGGGCGACATCTACCTCGAGCCGATGAATATGCGCCCGGCAGGCGCACCAACCGAACTTTCAGACGTCGCGCCTCCTGGCGCGGCATGAGGACACGCAATGGACACGAAACGATTCAACGTCGCCGCCGAGATTAAGGCGATCGACGACTCCGGAGTGATCGAGGGCTACGGCTCCGTCTTCGGAAACCTCGACAGCTACAGCGACATCGTCGCGCCTGGCGCGTTCGCGAAGTCGCTCGAGGAGGCGAAGGCCTCCGGCCGGATGCCCGCGCTTCTCTGGCAGCACAACCCCGACGAGCCGATCGGTGTCTGGACGGAGATGCGCGAGGATGATCGCGGTCTCTTTGTGAAGGGGAAGCTCGCCGAGACGCAGCGCGGCAAAGAGGCGCGAGAGCTGATCAAGCTCGGCGCGCTGACCGGGCTGTCGATCGGTTACACGACCCGCACCTACCAGGTCGACCGCGAGAACGACTCGCGCGTGTTGACCGATGTGCAGCTCTGGGAGGTTTCGCCGGTGACATTCCCGGCCAACTCCGAGGCGCGCATCACCGGCGTCAAGGCTGACGCAATCAGCTCGCCCAAAGATTTCGAGAGGTTCCTGCGTGACGCCGGATTCTCTCGTCGAGAAGCCAAGCAGATCACAGCGCATGGCTTCGGTGACTCGGATCTGCGTGACGCAGAGACCGACGCCACTGTCGATGACGATGTGACCGCCGCTCTCCAGGAGCTTCTCGGAAGACTCCGAGACTGACCGGAAGCGCAACGCAGCAAAAACCCCAGGGCCCGAAAGGGCCTTTTTTCTTTTTAGGAGAAACGAAAATGTCCACAGAGATCAAGAGCGTCATCGAGACGCTCGGCCGCGAGTGGGAAGCCTTCAAGGCTGCCGACGCTGCCACGAAGAGCCGCTCGGAATCCGAGCGCAAGGAGATCCTCGAGAAGATCGACGGCGCCCTCAACAGCGCCATCGAGGCCAAGAAGTCGGCCGAAGATGCCGCAGCAAAGGCTGCGCGGTTCGTCGTGTCTGGCTCGAGCGAGGGCAAGAAGGAAGACGAGCACAAGTCGGCCTTCGTGAACTACATCCGCAGCCCGCGCGACCAGAAGGCGATCGCCGCCCTCCAGGACGCGGAGCGCAAGGCTGTATACACGACCGGCTCGGGCGGTTCTGCTGCGGGCGGCTACGCCGTGCCGGAGGAGATTTCGCGCGCCATCATCACGCAGCTCACCAACGTCTCGCCGATGCGCCAGGTCGCCTCGGTCGTGACGGCGTCGAGCCCGGACTATAAGGTCCTGGTCGATACGCTCGGCACAGGCACTGCGTGGGCCGGTGAGAACGGCGCCCGCTCGGAGAGCAACACGCCGTCGCTCGGCGAAGTGGCTCCGACCTTCGGCACCCTCTACGCTTACCCGAAGGCCTCCGAGGAGTCACTGAACGACATCTTCTTTGATGTCGCCGGATGGCTCACGAACTCGGTCTCGGTCGCGTTTGCCGCTGCTGAAGGCACCGCCTTCACCTCGGGCAACGGCACCAACAAGCCGACCGGCTTGATGGTTGCGACCAAGAGCGCGAACGACGACGCGACCCTCGCGTTCGGTTCGCACCAGTTCGTCCTCTCGGGCGGTGCCTCGGACTTCGCGGCCTCCAACCCGTCGGACGCTTTGATCACCTTGATCCACAAGCTGAAGGCGGGCTACCGCGCGAACGCTCGGTTCATGATGAACAAGGGCGTCCTCGCGTCGGTTCGCAAGTTCAAGGATGCCGAGGGCAATTACCTCTGGTCGCCGGGCCTTGCTGCCGGTATGCCGAGCACGCTGCTCGGTTACGCGGTGGTCGAGAACGAGGACATGGCCGATGTGGCCGCGAATGCGTTCCCGATCGCCTTCGGTGACTTCCGTGCGGGTTACACGATTGTCGACCTGGTCGGCCTTCGCGTGACGATGGACGAGGTCACCTCGCCGGGCCAGGTGAAGTGGATCTTCCGCAAGCGCGTCGGTGGCAAGGTCACCGACAACCAGGCGGTCAAGGTTCTCAAGATCGCCGCGGCCTAATCAGCCAGGAGCCAACCAGGGCGGGAGGGCAACCTCCCGCTCTGGTCTTCCAAATGAAGATCATCGTCAAGCATCCGTTCCGGGGCGTCCCGGACGGCGAATATCACGCGCGCGACTACCAGGTCGGCGACGAGCTCACGGGCGAGCTCGCTGACGTCGCGCTTCTCAACGGATGGGCCGCTCGAGAGGGGAAGATCCCAGAGCTCCCAGGACCAACGGAACACCAGGCGCTCGGCGGTGCGCCGGAACCGTTTCGCGAAGATCGAGCGACGCCCGTGCGTCGTCGTCGCGAGCGGACCTAGTCTTACCGCGGACGACGTCAACTACTGCCGCGGACGTGCGGCGGTCATCGTCGTCAACGACAACTACAAGCTCGCGCCCTGGGCCGACGTGCTGTACGCAGCCGACGGCGACTGGTGGGATCTGCACGAGGGCGCGCGCGCTTTTGATGGGTTACGGGTTACCCAGGACGCCGGAGCTGCGAGGCGATGGCGTCTGCATTTTGTGGAGAGCATCGACCGGCCGGGCTTCTCGCTCGAGCGCGGCGTGATTCATCGCGGCGACAACTCGGGATTCCAGGCGCTGAACCTGGCAATCCTTGCAAGCTGCTCGCCGATCCTGCTGCTTGGCTTCGACATGAAGATGTCGGGCTCGAGGCGGCACTGGTTTGGTGATCACCCTGGCGCGCTCAACAAGAGCTCGCCCTATTCGATCTTCGCGTCCGCCTTTAACGAGGCGGCGCAACGACACCCGAAGTTGGAGATTTACAACGCAACACGCGAGACGGCGCTTGAATGCTTCCCGCGAGTAGCACTGCGCGACGCGATCTAACAGGAGACCAAAATGTCCAAGGGCAACACATTCGAGAACGATCTGATGAAGCTGTTCTTCCAGGGGGCAGCGATCGCCAACCTGGCGGACAACGCGGCGAGCTCGCCGAACACGAACCTCTACGTCTCGCTGCACACCGGCGACGTCGGTGAGGGTGGCGATCAGACGACGAGCGAGGCCAACTACACCGGCTACGCGCGCGTCGCTGTCGTGCGAACCTCGAGCGGATGGACCGTGACGAACAACTCCGTCACGAACGCCGCAGCGATCACCTTCCCGCAGTGCACCGGCGGATCGAACGCGATCACCCACTTCGCAGTCGGCACCGGCTCCTCGGGCGCGGGGAAGATCCTCTACAAGGGCGCGCTCACCGCATCGCTCGCAGTGTCGAATCTCATCATCCCGGAATTTGCGGTCGGAACTCTCACGATCTCCGAGGACTGATAGAACGTGGCAACGATCACGACTCGCTCGGGTAAGGGCTCCGCTCTTACCCACCAAGAAGTCGACGCCAACTTCACCGGCCTCAATACCGAGCTCGGGCAGAAGGAGGTCGCATCGAACAAGGGCGTCGCCAATGGCTACGCCTCCCTCGATGCC